GAGCATCTGGTCACGGTGGAGGAGGCGGCAATGGCTCGATTTCTTCTATAACTGGCGCAGCGGTATATTACGCTGGTGGCGGTGGTGGAGGTAACGAAGGAGCTTCTGCTGGAAGTGGCGGATTTGGTGGCGGTGGAAATGGAACAAGAAGCGGCTCTGGCATTAACGGAACGCAAAACTTAGGTGGCGGTGGTGGCGGAGCGGGCGGCGTTGCAGGCGGAAACGGAGGTAACGGCGGCTCTGGAGTAGTGATTTTAAAAAGTTCATTTCAGGCAACCTCTACCACTGGTTCCCCTAGCTTGACTACTAGTGAAGGATATTACATTTACACATTTAATTCTAGCGGGAGTATAACTTTTTAAATGGCTCATTTCGCAAAAATCGACGACGATAATATTGTTCAACAAGTAATTGTTGTATCTAACAGCGATTGTCTTGATTCCAACGGGCAAGAAAGTGAAGCTATTGGCATAGCTTTTTGCCAAAATCTTTTTGGCGGCGGTCGCTGGGTCCAAACTTCTTATAACAATAATATTCGTGTGCGCTATGCTGGAATTGGTTACCGCTACGACGAAGTTCGCGACGCTTTCATCGCCCCTCAACCTTATTTATCTTGGACTTTTAATGAAACAACATTAGACTGGCAGGCACCGATTCCATATCCAAACGATGGCAAGGTTTATGTATGGAACGAACCAACTCTTCAATGGATAGAAGTTCCAGTGTAAATTTAATATATGCCACTACCAACTCCTAAGAAAAATCAAGAAGAAGACGATTTCATCTCGTCCTGTATGGGTTCCGAGACAATGAACAAAGAGTACCCAAATCAAAAGCAGCGCGCTGCGATTTGCTACTCCCAATACCGCCGTAAGAAGAAAAAGGCGCAAGGTTCAATGGACGAAACCAAGTGGGACGAGGGTGACGTTTCTCGCGTTATTATCGAATAAAAGTTCTTTAAATCAGAACGGGCGCATTTATCATCGTTAAACTGATGATTTATGCGCCTTAATTTTTATAAACCCAACAAGTCGAATACAGGTACAGCGGTATCTTTTAACACATCTTATAAGGACAAGGATCAGACAAAAGGCGAAGCTCCAGATCTTTACGTAAGCTTCGTCAAGCAGGCAGGATGGAACGAGCAGACCCGCAAGGGCTCATTCTCAGAAAACGCCAAAAACCCAGAGAAGACTGCGGCGCTAAAGCTTAACGAGACAGAGGCGGCATCGATTATTCGTGCAGTAAGGTGCTCGTCTAAGTTCTCTACTGTTCACGCTTATCAGGGCTCAACAACATCAATTATGTTTGGGCCGTATCAAAAGAAGAGTGGCGAAGACGCTTTCTCATTTAGTATCAAGAAGGGTGAGCAATCCTTCCTGATCGGCTTTGAGCTTGGTGAGGCCGAGCTTATTGCTCAGTATATGGAAAACTATCTTCGCGTTTTCTTTGAGTGTTCAGTATGAAAAAGACCGTAGTTCTCCACAGTAATCACAGCAGAGCTTTTACAGGTTTTGGCAAGAATATGCGAAATGTTCTTCGCTATTTGCATAAGACTGGTAAGTACAATCTTGTTGAGTTTGCCAATGCAAAAACTAAAGACTCTGAAGAGCTAAAAACATTACCGTGGAGAGCTTACGGTACACTGCCAGAAAACAGTAAACTGCAATCGTTTGGCGGCGATCAAACCAAGATCAGAACTGCGGCTTATGGTCTGTATGAGATTGACGGTTTAATGAAAGAGGTCAAGCCTGATTTCTATATCGGCATTGAGGATATCTGGGCCTTGGCTCCGTTAGTCGAAAAGAAGTGGTGGAACCAAAACTGTATGATTTGGACAACCTTGGACTCCCTGCCCATTTATCCAGATGCGCTCAAAATGATTCCCAAGGTAAATCATTATTATGCTTGGGCCTCCTTTGTTTCCAAGGAGGTCAAACGTCTTGGTTATGATGAAGGCGCAATCAAAACACTTAGAGGAGCGGGCGAGACTTCTGCCTTTTACAGACTTAGCGACGAGAATCGCGCCGCTCTGAGAAAAGAGTTTAATCTGTCTGATGAGTTCATCATTGGCTTCGTGTTCCGAAATCAGCTTCGCAAAAGCGTGCCAAACCTCCTGCAAGGCTTCAAGATCTTCAAGGATAAGAACCCCAAGGTAAAAGCCAAGCTTTTGCTTCACACCCACTGGTCAGAAGGCTGGGACATTCCTCGCTTGATCAAGGATGCCGGTATTGAAAACTCGGACGTTCTCACCACCTACTTCTGCAAAAGCTGCAAGCAGTTTGAAGTGAAGCCGTTTATCGGCCAAAAGATTCAGTGCAGATACTGTGGCGCCAAAGGAACTGTCGAAACCACAAATATATCAGACGGAGTATCAGAAGCACAGCTTAACGAAATATATAACTTAATGGATGTTTACTGCCATCCGTTCACTAGTGGTGGGCAGGAGATTCCAATCACAGAAGCTAAACTAACAGAGCTTGTCACCTTAGTAACAAACTATTCTTGTGGCGAAGACTTCTCCACGGAAGAGAGCGGCGGTATCCCATTGAATTGGAAACCTTATTACGAACCAGGTAGTAATTTTATTAAAGCTACCACTCTTCCAGAATCAATTGCCGAAAAGCTTGAGAGGGTATATAAGATGAGTCCTTCCAAGCGCGCCGAGATGGGTAAGGTTGGACGACGATTCGTAATCGACAACTTGTCTGCCGAAATTATTGGCAAACAGTTGGAAAAAATCATCGATGAAGCTCCTCAAGTTGAGTGGGATTTTAATACTTCTTTTGTGCCCCGCGACCCAAGCTACAATGGCAAAGAAGAACTTCAGAACTTAGACTGGGTCATTGACCTGTACGCCAACATTTTAAAGGTCAAGGTGGACCCAAATGACGACGGCGTAAAAAGCTGGATGAGCCAGCTAAACAATGGAATCCCCCGCGAGCAAATTCTAAACTACTTTAAAAACGTTGGCGCGAAAGAGAATCAAGAAAACATCAAAATTGAGTTCTCTGATGTACTGGATAAGAATGATAAAGGTCGAAGAATCTTATTTGTAATGCCAGAAAGTGCGGGAGATGTATTCCTATCCACTTCTTTACTACCCTCGATCAAGAAGCTTTATCCAGATTTTAATATTTATTTTGCAACTAAACCTGAATATTTAAATATCCTAGAGGGTAATCCACTAATCCACAAAACCATTGTGTTTAGTCCTTTTATGGAAAACCTCTTAACAATGGAAGGTCACGGCGCTTATGAAGGCTACTTTAATCTTGCTTACCTACCTCACTTTGGCACCCAAAAGCTTTTTGACTATCAGCACAATGGTGCCGATCTTATCGAATTAAATCTCTATTCCGAAAATGCACATTCTTGAGCGTTACGCCCTTTCTTGTGGAGTTAAAATAGATAAGCCATTTATTTTGGAGCAGTATTATCCAATAGCCTTGGACAAATACATTGTTTTTCAAACTAGCGGCAAGGGTAACTCCAGACAATACGATTACTGGCTAAAGGTTTTCCAATACATCAGAGAATATACCAAAGATTATAAAATCGTTCACGTAGGGGTAGAAAGCGACCAAAGTGTTGCAGGAGTCGATCTTGATCTCAGGGGTAAGACCAGTATCAGACAGCTAGCATATCTTATTAAAAACAGTTGCTTATACCTTGGAATTGACAGTTTATCGACCCATTTGGCAGGACACTACGACAAGAAGATCGTCGCCCTGTATTCTTATTGCTATGCTCAGAACTGCTTTCCAATCTGGGGCAAGCGCCATAACCGCTCATTGATTGAGGTTAATTGGGCGGAACAAGGTAAACCTTCCTTCTCCCTAACCGAAAAGAAAAAGAATATTAATACAGTTAAGCCCGAGATCATCGCTAAGGCAGCTTTGGATCATCTTGGAGTAACTAACAACCTAGATCTGGTAAAAACTCTTTTTATTGGCGCGGAGTATCACAACCCAACCATAGAAGTTGTCCCCGACTCAACCAGCTATCCAATCTTTATCAAAGATAAAATCTGCAACGTCAGAATGGATTATCATTTTGATGAGCAGAACCTAATGCGGCTAGCTAGTATCTGCAAAGTTAATATTGTTACTGCAAAAGAGATCAATATTAATATTTTAAATTCGATCAAAGCAAAAATTTGTGGTCTAAACGTCATCGCCAGCAATGATATCTCAGAAGAATACCTGACCAAAGTGAAGTCGTTAGGTATCAAATTGAATCTTTCGGCACCATTTAATGACGAGTGGTCCGCGCTTTGTGAAAAATTCTTTGATTTTAAATTAGATAAGGACGAGGTTATCACCAAGTCCAGAATTAAAAATGCATCAGAAATCGACGAATCTTGCAATTTTAATTCTGAAAAAATCATCTTTTCGGAAGGAAAAGTGTATTCGTGCAAACTTTTTTGGGAAAAGAAGCAGCCAAAGCTTGACAGGTCAGCGAAAGTCGTAGATGATCAGGCATTCTGGCAGGAGTCAGATTACTTCTACATTTACAAAGATGAGCGACCAAACCTTTAATAAACCAACTCTCCGCGATAGTCGCGGTTTTCTTTCCAACGTTAACTACATTCTAAATAAGGATGGCACAGTCAACTGGCGCGCAATGGTGAATCCGGCGCACCTGTATCCCAACAAGGACTGGTTTGAGCGTAGAAACCGCCCTGTGCCAGAGGCTTATACTCCAGATCTCAGAGATGAGCAGCTTCTTATCAAGCTTGGCGGCATCAAGGAAGTTGCAAAGCTTCGCGGATATAATAGAATCACCTTTGCTTTCCCAAAGCTTGAAAAAGATTATGTCGTCGCCACTTGCACAATCGATTGGATGACTAATCAAGAATCCACGAATCCAATTGCTGGAGAAGACGCTTGGGAATCTCTAAGCACGATGGATGTAGCTAATGCTACTTACGATAATACCGATGGCTTTGGCCAGAAGTTTCTTGAGACAATCGCCGCAAATCGCGCCTTTGTTCGCACAGTCCGCAACTTCCTTGGTATTCATATCGTTGGCGAGGATGAAATCTCTAAGAAGCCAATCACCGCCGCCGCATCTTCTAGCAACAGCGATGTTTCTCCTCAAGCTATTCTTGAAAAGAAGTTCGCCGCCAGTAATGAAGGCTCTGAGTTCTCAGACTTCAAGAATTGGCTGCGTCAGCTTTGGGTTGACGAGACTTATCGCAACGAAGACGCAAAGAACTGGAAGAGTTGGTCTGATGTTCCTGCAAAGGAAGCCCGTACCCTTATCAAGCAGCTTGCAAAGTCAGAATGACCAAGAGAATAATCAACGCTAGCGAACTGCGGAAGATCCTTCTGAAAATGAAGGATAGTCAGCATTTAGAAAAGATTTTAAATAAGCAGAGTCACGTTGCTGGCAAATGGGATATTGACCATTTGATCGAGCAGCTTGTTCAGCTTGTTCTTGTCTTTAAACAGAATGCGGTTGTAGTTTGCCACTTTGATGGCGACAAGCCAACCTCTCTGTTCGCTGGCTTGATCTCAGAAGATTGGGCGTGTGGAAAATTAGGCTTGACTGAAATCATTTGGGTTTCAGTCGAGCCGTCAATGTTTGGCGGTTTTAGAATTTTACAAGAGGTCGAGAAAATTATTGTCCATCAAAAGATTGACTTCTTGTCGATGAACTATATGTGTAATGGTGGAGATCCGAGAATTCAGCAGTTTTTGATGAATAACGGATTTCGCTTGGATACACTTTCTTTCGTCAAGAACTATAAATAGTTCTTGACAAAGGTTTTTAGTTCCAAACCCTAATGTCTGATATGTAAAATATCTTACCTATTTTTACTTTCTATGAAAAAGCAAATGACTGTTAAGAAGAGAAGCGGCGAAATGGAAAAGTTTGACGCTGACAAAATCAATAGAGTTTTAGCTTGGGCCTGTCAGGGTATTCCAGACACTTCCTTTGAGGAGGTTGGTATGAACGCCAACCTGTCTTTTTTTGACGGAATCTCGTCGAAGGATATTCACAATACAATGATCGAGACCGCAGCTAATTTGATTTCTGAGGAAAAGCCTCAGTATCAATATGTTGCGTCGCGCCTTTTAAATTACCATCTTCGCAAGGAAGTTTGGGGCGGCAAGAATGCTCCAAAGCTCATCGACTTTGTAAAAGACAATATTAAAAATAAAGTCTACGATCCAGAGATTTTAAATTGGTACGATGAGCGTGAGTGGCATAAGCTGGATGAGGCTCTGAAGCACGACCGCGATTTTAATTTCACATATGCTGGCATCAAGCAGCTTTGTGAAAAGTATCTTGTTCAGAACAGAACCACAAAGAAACTTTATGAGACTCCGCAGTTCGCTTATATGCTGATTGCGATGACTTTGTTCAAGGATTACAAAGGCGAGCGAATTAATTATATTAAAAAGGCTTATAATTACTTCAGTCTTCACAAGATCAATCTGCCGACTCCAATTATGGCAGGCGTCAGAACCACTCTGAAGTCTTATGCTTCTTGCGCCCTGTTTACTGTAGACGATACTCTTGAGTCCATCTTCGCAAACAATAGCGCTATCGGTTTTGCGACTGGCAACCGTTATGGCATTGGCATCAATGCAAGTCGTATTCGTGCCGTAAACTCGCCCGTCAAGGGCGGAATGGTCAGCCACACTGGCCCCATTCCTTTCTTGAAGATGTTTGAGTCTACCGTAAAGTCCTGCCATCAGAACGGCATTCGCGGAGGCTCTGCAACAGTCAATGTTGCTTGGTTCCATCACGACATCGAAGAAATTCTCGTCCTCAAGAACAATGCTGGTACAGATGATAATCGCGTTCGTAAGCTCGACTACTGCATTGGTTTTGATCGTGTTTTCTATGATCGCCTAATCAAGAATGAACCAGTTACGCTATTCTCTTATCACGAAGTTCCCGAGCTTTGGAACTATTTCGGAATGCCAGAGTTCAAGGATATTTATGAGGCGGCAGAAAAGACGAAGAGTATTAAGTTTAAAAAGACAGTAAATGCTCGCGAGCTTTTCTATCTGTTCTCCAAAGAGAGAGTTGAGACTGGCCGTATTTATCTGATGAATGTTGACCACGCCAACACTCACGGCTCTTGGAAGGCACAGGTCGATACTAGCAACCTTTGCCTTGAGGTAAACCATCCTCTGAAGGCGATTAAGGATCTTAACGATCCAAACGGTGAAATTGGCGTGTGTATCCTGTCTGCCGTTAACCTCCTTGAGGTCGATAAGAACGAGATGGACTCTGTGTGCGAGATCATTGTCCGAATGCTCGACTCTTTGATTGATCACCAAAACTACTTTGTTCCCGCTGCCGCAAACTTTGCCAAGAATCGCCGTAGTCTTGGTGTTGGCGTCACTAACCTTGCTGGTTACCTCGCTGATCTTGGCGTAAAGTATACCGACAAGGAAGCTGCTAACGAAGCCGCCAAGATTATGGAGCTTGTCAGTTTTAATCTGATTAAGGCTTCAGTAAAGATGGCAGAGGAGTTTGGCGCCTGCAAACTGTTCTCCGAAACTAAGTTCGCTGATGGAATCCTGCCAATCGATACTTACTGCAAGAATATTGATGAGTTCGTGACCGAGAAGCTGCATTGCGATTGGGAAGGTTTGCGTAAGGACATCAAGAAGCACGGGATGCGTCACAGCACTCTGACCGCGCTGATGCCTGTCGAAAGCAGTTCTGTAATCCAGTCGTCTACCAATGGTATCGAGCCCCCTCGTTCACTGATCTCATACAAGCGGTCAAAGGCTGGTGTTATTCCGGTTGTTGTTCCTCATATGAAGAAGAACAAGGACAAGTATACCCTTGCATTTGAAATGCCCAACAACTCTGGTTACCTCAAGGTTGTTGCGGCTCTTCAGAAGTTCGTCGATATGAGCATCTCGACTAATCTTTACTACAATACCACTCGCTACACTAATAAAATTCCAAGTCAAGGCGAACTCGTTGGCGATTTAATGCTCGCCTACAAGTATGGAATTAAAAATCTTTATTATACAAACAGCTTTGATGGCGACACTCAGACTGCATTAAATACAGTTAAACAAGAACCAAAACAAGTAAGCCAACCAGAAGAAGCTCAAGACGATACTCAGGGCTGCGCTGGCGGAGCTTGCACTCTATAAAAATATGAAAACCGTACTTAACACAGTTAATCTCGATTCACTTAAACAGCCTCTATTTCTTGGCGAAGACTTGGCAATTCAGCGGTATGATCGACTGAAGTATCCCAAGTTTTACGAACTATACGACCAGCAGATTAACTTCTTCTGGCGTCCACAGGAAGTAAATCTAACTAAGGATGCGGCAGATTACAAGACGCTCTCTCCCGAAGAGAAGTTTGTCTTCGATAGCAATCTGCGCTTTCAGACAATGACTGACTCTATGCTGAGTCGCAGCATCAACTCTCTCTCTAAGTACGTAAGTAACCCAGAGCTTGAGATTTGTATGAATGTCTGGTCATTCTTTGAGACTGTTCATAGCAACAGCTATACATACATCCTGCAAAACGTTCACCCAGATGCCACCAAGTTCTTTGATTCTATCTTAGAGGACAAGGAGATCGTTAAACGCGCACAGGCGATCTCTAATCGCTATGACGCCCTGCTGAATACCAAGAGCGACGATCCTCGTCAGCAGATCTTTGAGGCTCTGCTGGCTACCCAAATCACAGAAGGTGTCACCTTCTATGTTTCATTTGCCTGCTCATTCTACTTTGGTTATCGCGGTAAGATGGAAGGTAACGCCAAGATCATCAATCTTATCTCCCGAGACGAGAATCTGCACGTAGCCATTAGCCACAATATCTTGAAGATTCTGCGCGATCAACCCAAGGAAGGCTTTCAAGATATTGTCAAGAAGAATGAAGATCGTATCTACGAGGCTTACAAGATGGCAGTTGAGTCAGAAAAGGATTGGGCCGACTATCTATTCTCCAAGGGCAACCTTGTGGGCCTTACCTCTGATTCGCTCAAGCACTATGTTGAGTGGCTGGCGGACAATAGACTGACATCGATGGGTTATAAAAGAATTTATAATACCAAGTCTAATCCACTTGCTGGCTGGCTTGACAGCTTCTATGACAGTAAGAAGATTCAGGTTGCCCCACAGGAGACCGAGATCTCTTCTTACGTCAAGGGAGTAGACAGCAAGATCGATGAGTCAGTGTTTGATATCAAGTTCTAATTACTCAACATAGAGGCTACTACCTCTTGGGTCGTACCATTCACTATCCGCCCTGATGATGTCACCTCTCTCACCGGGGCGGATAACTGAAATTTCTTGTCCGTCTGAGTTTGTAACATAAATATCCTTATCTCCTCTATTAAGAATGGAGACAGAAGCTCCTTCCGTGATATCGGCAGGAAGGACAAATGTAGAGTCTGTTGCAGGATCTACAACAAGAACTTGGTTTAGTTGATTTTCTACGATAGGAACTGGGACTTCAACTCTTTTTACTAAACCGCCAGTGCCAGTAACAAGTACGCCATTATAATCAAATTCTACGCCTACTGCTGGATTTGTAGTTACGCCAATCGCAGTCCAGTTTATATTTCCAACTGTAAGAATTTGATATCTAAATCCTCTAATTAATGAGGAAGATGTTGGCGCAAATTCAACTGTTTCGTTTCTTCCTCCATTTACAGAAACTGTTTGTATTGGCCCAGAAACCCTCTCTATAGGCAAGGATTCAAGATATCCACTGACTACATCAGAGATTTCTCCCGCCCCGAAGTCATCCCAAGGTACAAATTTAAAATAGTACCAAACTCCTGTTTGTAATCCATTTGAAAGCCTTATTTCATTGAGATAAGATCTTGTTCTATAAAGACTTGGATGCTTGTACAGATTGCTATTACCAAGAATATCTGGCTGAAAATCAGAAGTGTCGCCAGTATAAACATCAACTGACCAAACGTCTTTATTTGAAATTGACGAGTAGCAATTAAAAATAATTTCACCCTTTGAAATTTCTTCAGTCAGAACCGTAAAGCTTATGCCTGAAAATCCTGTTTGATTTGTCCCAGTTATTTCTGACAGATTTGAAAGACCTAGTGGATTACCAAGTGTTCTTGGAATTTCGCGCCCTTCTCCAGATCCATATTCGACATAGTGTCCAGATCCCCAAACTTCTCTTGGGATCGATCTGTCTACATTTGCATTATAATATTTATCTAGGTCATCGTAGGCATAGACATAAGCCTTGAAGTCTTTTTCTCCAGAACCTTGATAATTAATATTAATACCGTTATATGTCGGAACGGAGGTTGTACCTGTACCATTTAAGCCAGTTGCACTTTTGAATGCCCCAGAAATATCTTGGAATAAAATCTCACGCTCTTCATCCTCGCTTCTTAGAAGCGCATTTGTTGCATAGTTTCTAAGACCAGATCCAAGAATACCTTGGGCGCCGCTTCCCCAGAAAGCTAACCCAGTGAAATTTTTGTTGCCAAAGAATCCAGACAGGATATAATACGGAGAATTCTGATAGGAATCAATAACATCTATTCTTGAATAGTGCGGCTTTACATTGTAAGCATAAAAGTTTCCTGTTTTTGAAAGATTGGTATTGTCAGTTACAACGACTCTCAGTCCCAGATTCCTATCTCCATAGATATTTTGATAATCAGTTGTTTCTCTGCTTGTCAGTCTCTTATTCTCTTCTTGTGTAATTGTGTAAGAAAATCTATCATATGCTTTGATTGGAGCAGTTAAAGCCTGACCGGCCTCATCAAGGACTTGAACTGAGATATTTGGCGGCAAATCGACAAACGGATTTGCTAGCATTTTTTCGACTGAATCTATAATCCCGCCTGTTGGATCTATGTATTTCCATCTAAAAGTTAAGTCTTTAGATGTGAAATTGCCTTTCCCCAAGCCAGCCATAACGCCGCCACCAACGTGATAAATAGAATAATCCAAGCTGCTTGTATCTGCCGTATCAATTGTAAAACCGCTTGGAATAGTCGAGGTTATTGTATAACCGCCAGCACCAGTAATGGTCGCTTGAGGCAGAACCATTACTCCGGTCGAAGCCGCGCCGTTTGACAAAAATTTATAAATGGATGAACTTATTGAATATACGTCAACGTCAAATTGGCCCCAAGTTTCACGGATCGGGATTGTCAATGAGGTTGTGCCAGATGGGGCAAAATAAGGTTCAACTATGGCATCATTTTCTATGGAAGTAGTTGAATAGTCTGGTCTGCTAACATATATTTTATAACCACTTATTGGGCTGGCGCTAGCCTGCCAAGATATATTTAAACCTGTTGGCACTGAGCCACTTAGAGTAACGCCGGTTGAAGTTATTCTTGCTGGCGCTTCTGGCTTAATGACGATATCGTATGGAGACTGCACATAAACAGAAGGAGATGTGTCAAGAATATCCCTTTCGACAAAATCCTGTTTTTCTTTTAAATACTCAATTCCAACTACTGAATATAGATTAGCCTCTTCTTCTTTTACTCCGATAGTTTTGTATAGCTTGGGCTCAACACCAGAGCCGCTTAAAACATACAGACTTCCTTCCTGAACGCTAGTAAGATTTTTAGGCAAGGTGTCCACATCAAGATCATAAAATCCTCTTGGATATCCAGTTCCGATCACTAAGCCGCTGTACCCAAGTCCGTTGCTTTCTGCAAGGTTTGCGATGTCAGACTGACCTAATGTTCCACCTCCGACATAAACATCGATATCAAGGGCAGCAAACGCAGAAGAAATGTGAGATGAAGTTAGGGTGGTATTTAAATAAACTTTAGAAGATCCATAAAAATCTTTAGGAAAGCCAATGGTGGAATATCCTAAATTATTGCCAATTGCCCATTTCGATCTTGCTGTGCTGCCAGCGTCATAATCGCTAGTAAACAATTGGGAAGATCTTTCGTGAGATCTTGTGCAGACATATGGAACGGATACGCCTGCGTTTGTCACCTTTACTTTATTGCCGACCGAGTATGCTCTGCCCGCCTCCCATTCGGGAAACACAGACTCTTGCCTATTTCCTACGTCAGCCTGAACAATAGTATAAAACGGACGGAGTCTTGAAAATGCCAACAAATCTCTGTAAGTAAATTTTATCTTACCAGTTTCAGAATTACCCTTCGAAGCTCTCTCAAGAATTCTGTATCCATTTTTAACAAATACTCCAGCGTAACCAAAGGTAGATGAGCTAGATGCAATATCGTCGCCTATTCTAAATACTTCTGTCGCAGCTGCGCCGGTAGCCCAAGTAACGCTTGGACTAAAAGTATTGCTTAATTGATTACCTCTGGTATAAACCAGAACAACTTCATCGGCATCTGCGGCGGTATAGACAGAATTTGTCCAAAAATCATTTAAGTCACTAATAGCCCCAGATGCTTCAACTGCACCCGCTGCGGAAATTCTGAACATTCTGATTTCATTGGAGCTTGAGGTGCCAGTTACGACTCCGTTGATTGACAAAGTACTGCTAGTCGAAGCATTAAAATTAATTTCACCAGTCCAGTTTGGAACAGCAGCTAGCCCAGAAACTAACTGACCAGTGCCACCAGATCCAGAAATTGTAATGTCTATATTGTTTTGAGAGAATACCCCTGTCACATCTGCATAAGTCACAGTATCCCATTTTGGATTGCCGTTTAATACAGTATGATCTGGCAATGCGTAAACAACACCAGTGAGAACGGTCTCTCCAGTAATTACCCCACCGCCAGAAATTCTACCCTCTATTGGATAAACTTCAGTTTTTGCCGACTTTAAGAGAAAATCTCCCGTGACAGTGATTGTCGCGCCATAAGAATCATCTTGAACAGTATGGATGTTAAACTTTCTTATTTGCTTCTGCCTTCTAGCGCGGATTTGCTCAAGCGTTCCAGTAAATCCGCCATCACTGCCAGTCATATAGTTTAAATCAGAAACCGCATAGTTGCCTGATGGAACGTGAATATAAATACCTGATGCCAGCCCAGTTTGAAATTCGCCATCAATTTTAATTGTATTCGCTGAAGCATCGACATCTAGGATTCTGCCGAATGTTCTGCCAACATTTCTAACTTCATCGCTGACTGCAAAGATGTCACCAGGCTGTAAGTAAACAGCCTCCAACCCACCGATAAAAGAAACAGTATCGGCCTCAAACATTGAACTGCAAAGAATATAGCGGCCAATTCTTCTTGCTTCAGATCT